GGCGGTAACACCTTTCGCGAATAAGCACGACGAGGTGAGTTGAGAATATTTTTATATACCGGGTTCCTCGCGCCCGGTTCCGTAAAACGGAATTGAGTTTATAGTTCTCCAACTGAGTTTATAGTCCTCCGACATTCTACATGCAAATTGGGAAAGAATGTGAGTAATCAAGTGAATCAACAAAATCAATTAGAACATTTGCAGGAGGGCTCATGGGGACATCCGCGGTTACACCCATTTCCGTAAGGTAAAGAGTGGTCACAACACCGGCAGTGCTCATCAGAAGCTCTCGAAGCGTGAAGGTTTGCTGCATATCTGCCAAAAGATGCAACAAACTCCGGAAAAGATTTTCCCGAACCTTCACGGAGTGAGTCGAATCCAAAGGCGTCATCAGGTGGAGAGTCGATGAGTTTCCGCAAGGAATCCTTAACTGCTCGCGCATGAACACGAACCTCAACGATAGACCGCACGATTCGGTCTGCAGCAACTTTATACTCTGAAGGTGCAGAAGACATGATGGCTGCGATCTCGCCGAATCGATGCTCCATGGTCGAAACATTACTATATGCTTCACGTGCCTGGTCAAGAAACGGACTAGTTTTGTCTGTCATTTTAAAGAATAACTCTAACATTAAACCCCCTTAAATAGACTCTGTAAAAGAATGTAGCGAGACTGGAACGCATTGATCCCACAATTTTTGAGGGGACGCAAATGCAAAATCGTTCATAAACGAGAGTAAAATCTCCATCTGCTCAAAACTTCCTCCATAATACAGAGCGGCCAAGGCGATGCATTTGATTCGAACGGATTCAGACGACACGTCAGAAATGAAATCCCGGATTGCAATTTGATAGAGCTCTAAATCTTCAAGAGACTTAAAATCACGGCCAATCAATTTCTGAGAGCGATGGAGAATGTCAGGAAAGGATCCATGTTCAGTCCAGAACCAATTAACGAAACGGAGAACCTTCGCGTCAGTTAAAAGCTTAAACTTCATACCAAGTTCAGTCCACAGTTGCAAACGTTCGGATCTGAATGTAAATCCACTCGAAGCTAAACCCGAGTCGTCTCCCTTAATCAAAACGAGAGGGTTTGTTATATTCGGTCCAGGTGGATGTGGGAGAGGTAGATTCAGGACGTCAACCATGAGGCAGACATCCCAAATGTCATTTCCGAGGAGTGTGTTTGTGGCGCCATCGTTCTTCCCTTCATCGATCCACAAGGAAAACCATTGTGAGTTGAATTTTCGATGAACCATTGCAGCATGATACAATTGAAGAGCCTCTCCGAACAAACCAAAACGATCATAAATCTTTGTCTCGGTGAATCGAGTGATCCGCCCTTGAGTGAAACCAAATTCAGTGAAATCTCCTTCCACGAACTTTAATGGTTGATCGGAGACCAATCGATCAGCAACCTGGAGACCAAGCTCTTTTTCGTTCACACCGTTTGCAAAAATGACTCCATCAAAAGAGCACTCACGAATTAGCTCACCTACTGCGCGATGGAAAATAGCGCCAAGTGAATTCATGGCTTTATCACACGCAGCAATGGTCTGACCATTCTTG